CGCGAGACTTTTCCGTCTAGTACCCTGAAAGGGGGCATAGACTCGTGCTTGACACGAAGGAGTCAGTAGCTCGACTACAAGTCGTGGGGTTGAACCAGTCTCAGGCCACACAAATTGTATCACTCATTGAAAAGTGGGTGCGCTGCAATGGCCCCGAGGCGGCCATTAATCGGGTCAAGGAGCTGAAAGTGAACCTGCTCCGGCACTATGCCGGTTTACCGCCACTTTCAGGCAAGACGTGGATCAAGTATAGGGAGAAGGGTCCTAAAGGCCCGTTTGGACTCCTGTTCCGTCTGCCGCGAGGCAGGTTTCGGACAGCGTGGAATGCCATTATGGTTTACACTAACCTAGTGTTTCCACAAGATGATCTCCTGTGTACTGAGGAACAGTGGGAGAGTTTACTCTCCGCTGTTCACCGGGAACCAGTAGAACCCCAGGCCTTAATCGAAGGCCTGGCAGTTGTGCACCGGTCCCCTCTTTGGGTTAGGATCCATGTCGATTCCGACACTGGAGACAGCTTGGTTGATTACCAAGTGTCCGAGAACAAGAGGGCCCCTTTAGTAACAGAGCAGCCAAAAACTGCTCCTGAACCCATGACCGTCATTGACTCACTCGCTGTGCTTTGGCACCGTGTTGTGTGGGCTAGTGAGAACTGGGACATCCTTTCTGGTACCGTTCGAGGTTTCGAAGAGTACGTGGCGACTCATATGGAGAACTGTCTCCGTGATGAACTTGCTAGCGGACCACCTATAGAGGAGCCTCCCCTGATGGGGACAGTTTCCTTAATCCAGGAAGGCGGTTATAAGTTGCGGTACGCCGCAAATCCTCACCGTGTGTATCAGGCGGCTTTGCAACCGCTTGGTCGTGCACTGTTTCGCGCCTTGCGTGACATCCCACAAGATTGCACGTACGACCACGATAAAGGTGTACAGATGGTACAAGAGTGGCTACGCCAGGGTAAACCTGCCGTGAGCATGGATCTGTCTAATGCGACAGATAGAGCTCCGCTCGATCTACAACTGGAGAATCTCTCCCGTTTAGGTGTGCCGACACGATGGCTCCAGTTCCTGCGATCAACCTGTCGAGGTGACTGGTATACTTCTCGCAAGAGAAAAGGTATCCGCACCCGGCTGCATTGGACCGTGGGGTCGCCCCTGGGCCTCTATCCTACATTTGCATGTTTTGCCTTATGGCATCATGCGGTGGTGCAGGCTGCTTTTAAGCAGTGCGGGTGGGTTGGGTCGCGAGACCTGCCCTACGTGATCCTTGGTGATGACCTAGTCATCATGGATTACAAGGTCGCAGCGCTTGTCCGCGATTGGTTTCTCAACTGGAG